AGTTGACGACACCTTGATCGCTTTAGGCAAGTCCTTCGGCGACGGTGACGCTTCTGACTGGGTTCATAGCAACGCATACTTTATTGATGCAAGCACAGGTTTGACCCTGTACGCATTAGACACCGTTACCACATCCGATGTATTTACCGATGCTGGTTTCCGTAAGCTCATCCAGTTGATGGACGACGCTGATGTTCCAATGGATGGTCGTAAGTTTGCTATTCCCCCATCACTCCGCAATGCAATCATGGGCGTTGACCGTTACAACAGCTCTGACTTCGTTGATGGTCGTGGTGTTCAAAATGGTCAAATCGGCAAGCTATATGGTATCGATATTTATGTATCGAGCAATATGCCTGTTATCGAGACCGCTGGCGACAACTCTGTTGGTGACGCTATCAAAGCTGCTCTCTTGTTCCATACTGATACTCTGGTATTTGCCGAGCAACTTGGTGTTCGTTCACAGACTCAGTACAAGCAAGAATACTTGTCGACTCTCTATACCGCTGATACCCTCTTCGGTACTAAAGTAGTTCGCCCAGAAGCTGGCTTTGTACTTGCTGTAAACGCCTAATATAGGCAACTCAAGCTCCTTAGCTACGGCTAGGGAGTTTGTTTAAATGCATTCCATGAGTGTATTTAGACAAACATAGGAGATTACTTTGAGCCTATATCGGGGACCCGGTGGGTCAGGAGACGCTACAAACGATGCTTCTAGTCAAGCAGTTTTAGCCACTGCTGCAGCAAACGCAGCAGAAGTATCTAAGAATCAAGCACAAGCATCTGCGTCAGCAGCATCAACCTCTGCCACAAACGCATCTAATTCAGCAACTGCAGCAGCTAGTTCAGCATCCTCTGCAGCAGCGTCAGTATCTAGTATTGGTACTTCGGTTAGTGATGCCGCAACTTCAGCAAGTAATGCCAGTACCTCAGCAACCAATGCTGCCTCGTCTGCGTCATCGGCATCAACTTCTGCGACTAATGCAAGCAACAGTGCTTCATCAGCATCCACTAGCGCTAGTAATGCAAGCACATCGGCATCGAACGCTGCATCATCAGCATCGTCTGCATCATCGTCTGCCACAACCGCATCAACAGCAGCAACTAATGCTGGTACAAGCGCAACCAATGCTGCAGCATCTGCATCAACAGCATCGACTGCAGCAACCAATGCAAGTAACAGTGCTTCATCAGCATCAACCTCTGCAAGCAATGCCAGTTCTTCTGCATCATCTGCCTCGTCCTCAGCATCCACTGCGACGACACAGGCAAGCAATGCTAGTACTTCGGCAACAAATGCAAGCAATAGTGCTTCAGCAGCGTCTACATCGGCAACCAATGCTAGTAACAGTGCGTCTACAGCATCTACAGCAGCAACCAATGCTTCAGCAGCTCAGGTAGCAGCAGAAACTGCTAGAGACCAAACATTAACTGCTTACGATAACTTTGATGATAGGTATTTAGGAGCTAAGACTTCTGACCCTACACTCGATAATGATGGTAATGCCTTATTAGCTGGTGCTTTGTATTTCAATAGCTCTTTAGGCTATATGAAGGTGTATACTGGCTCTGTCTGGGTAGATGCCTATGCTGCTGGAACCAGTTTCTTAGCCAAAGCAAACAATCTAAGCGATTTACCTGACGCATCTGTTGCACGAACCAATCTTGGTTTAGCAATTGGTACCAATGTTCAGGCTTACGATGCAGACTTAGCAACGATTGCTGGTCTAACTCCCACCAATAACTATGCTATTATTGGTAATGGAACAAGCTGGACTTCTTCAGCATTGCCAGCAACAGGTGTAACTTCTGTAACAGGCACAGCACCGATTGTTTCTAGTGGCGGCACTACTCCAGCAATCTCGATACCAGCAGCAACTTCGAGTGTTAATGGTTACTTAACCAGCACAGATTGGTCAACATTTAACGCTAAACAAGCTGCTTTAGTTAGTGGCACAAACATCAAGACTGTTGGTGGGGTCAGTCTCCTAGGTTCTGGTGATGTAGGTACTCTAACAGTAGCTTATGGCGGAACTGGGGCTACCACGCTAACAGGGTATTTAAAAGGCAACGGAACCAGTGCTTTTACAGCTAGTTCGACAATTCCGGGGTCAGATATTGATGGAACAATAGATGGTGGAAGTTTTTAAAAAAGACTTGACAAAACAGTCAATTTGTGTTATCATTAGGAAATAAACTATGCCTACAATCTTAAAACTTAAAAACAGTGTAACAACGACTGCTACACCTACCACTTTGGTGCAGGGTGAAGCCGCTGTTAACATTACAGACAAGAAAGTCTGGATTGGTAACGCTGCATCATCGCCAGTACAGATTGTCGGTCCCGGCTCTGACGACTTAGCAGTCGCTGATGGCGGTACTGGCTCATCCACAGCTAGTGGAGCAAGAGCAAACCTTTTAGCAGTTGGCTATACCGCTACTACAGGTTCAGCGATTCTGCCAAGTGGCACTACTGGACAGCGAGATGGTTCTCCTGCCGCAGGTTATATCCGCTTTAACTCTACTACTGGAACCTTTGAAGGTTACACCACTGCATGGGGTTCTATCGGTGGTGGCGCTACAGGTGCCGGTGGCGATGCAGTATTCCAAGAGAACTCGCCTACTGTGACAACCTCTTACACACTATCAACAGGAAAAAATGCTATGTCTGTAGGTCCAATTACGATTAACGGTGGTGCAACAGTAACAGTACCGTCTGGTGCTAGATGGGTAATATTATGAGTATCGTTCTTCAAGGAAGTACATCAGGTAGCGTTACATTACAAGAACCAGCCGTTGCTGGTACTACTGTATTAGACTTACCAGCCGTATCGGGAACTATCCTAACCACAGGTTCTAGCGGTCAGTCTATTCCTAAAGCCGCATTACCAACTGGTTCTGTTTTGCAAGTGGTTAGTGCTGTTTATTCAACTTACACAGAAGTTCAATCTACTTCTTTTACAGATAGTGGACTTACTGCATCAATTACGCCAACAAGTTCTTCTAGCAAAATATTAGTTATTTTAAATCCAGCTATTGGTGTTTACAGAAATTCAGCTGTAAATTTAATTGGTGGCATGAATATTGTTAGAGGTAGCACACAAATAAGTCAATTAGATTCAATAGCTATACAAGCAGGGACTGGAAGTGGTGGTTATGTAGTGCTTGGCACAGCCGCATCTTTTATTTATTTAGATTCTCCAGCAACAACATCCTCTACAACTTATAAAATGCAAATGAAAATAAATAGCACAGCAAGCGGTGGGACTATTCGTTTAAATGATTTTATTACAACAACTGGTGATACGAAAAGCACAATTACTTTAATGGAAATTGCGGCATGAAAAATACAAATGTAATATTTAAATTAAACCCATCCGTAGTAACCATTCGTGGCGATGTTGCTTACGATGCAGACGGCAACGAAGTGGCATACGATAAAGCCGCAGTACAGGCTTATGTAGATGCTCATGCTTATATTGCTAAACGAGCATCAGAATACCCACCTATCACCGATTTTGCCGATGCCTATTATTGGGCACAAAAAGGTAAAACAGAATTGATGGATGCGTATGTGGCTAAATGTGATGCTATTAAGCAAAAATTTCCTAAAGGGGTAGCATAATGGCTGTTACTATAAATGCAAGCACCAGCACAGGACTGGTTCAAAGTGCCGACACAAGCGGAATAATTACTTTACAGAACAACGGCACAAACGCTTTAACTGTTGATAGCGGTAATCTTCAATTTAACTCAGGTTACGGCTCAGTAGCTACTGCTTACGGCTGTCGTGCATGGGTAAACTTTAACGGGACTGGTACTGTAGCTATTCGTGCTAGTGGTAATGTAAGTTCTATTACTGATAACGGCACAGGTGATTACACAGTAAACTTTACAACTGCGATGCCAAATGCTAATTATGCCTTTACACAACATATTACTTGTTCTTCAAGTGGTTCAATAAATGATGGTTGTGATTTGCAATCTATTGCAACTGGTTCATTTCGGGTTTTGTGCGGAAATGGTGGAACTGCTTTAGATGCAGATTATGCTATGTTTTCAGTATTTCGCTAATTAAAGGACTTAATATGAATCAACGAATTATATACCCTATTGATGATGGTGGAGTTGCTGTGATTATCCCCGCTCCTGACTGCGGATTGTCCATTGAAGAGATTGCTCTGAAGGATGTACCTGCTGGCAAACCATACAAAATTGTGGATGTTGCTGACATTCCTACAGACCGCACCTTTCGTAACGCATGGGAGTACCAAGAATGATTACGATTAACTTTGACAAAGCCAAAGCGATTACTAAAGACCGCCTAAGAGCAGAACGCTTACCTTTATTGCAAGAACAAGATGTAGCGTTTCAAAGAGCATTAGAAAGCGGTGCAGATACAACAGCAATCGTAGCTGAGAAACAACGGCTAAGAGATATTACCAAACTAGCTGACCAAGCCACCACGCTTGAGCAGTTAAAACAAATTGAGGTGAAATAATGCCAACACAAGAACAGCTTGATGCTGTAACAGGAGCGTAATTATGGCAATCGTACTAGACGGCACAAACGGAGTTACGACCAATTCGGGTACTCTTATATCTGCAACCACGATTGGTGTTGGCGGTGCTACTCCAGCCGCATCAGGCGCTGGTATTACATTCCCAGCTACTCAATCTGCTTCTTCTGACGCTAATACGCTAGATGATTATGAAGAAGGTACTTTTACTCCGTTATACCAGCCCGAAACTGGTTCTTTTTCTTCAATAGCTTATCAAGAACAATTTGGCGCTTATACAAAAATAGGTAACAGGGTTTATGTTCAAGGTCGTATTCGCACATCATCACTAAGTGTAGGTAGTGCTAGTGGTGCAGTAAACATTGCTGGATTACCTTTTACTGTAATTAATAATTCAACAACTGGTAGAAACGCTGGATGTTTAAGTGTTGTATCTGCATGGGGTGGCGATTATCCATCAGGACTTTATGCTGAATCAAATACAACTTACATGACTTTACTTTATAGAACAGCGGCAAATGGAACTACGGCTAATTTAGATGTTACTGATATGTCAACAGGCGGAAGTAATAATCAAGTTTTCTTTAGCCTTTGCTACATTATTTAAGGAATAAAATGGCACTTACAGAATCCACAAACATTGACCAAATTGAAATCGTAGCTGATTGGAATATTCAAGTTCGCCAAGCTACCGTTATTGAACGAGATGGACAATTTGTATCAAGAACATTCCATCGTTGGGTATTAACTCCTGATTCCGACATTAGCGACCAAGAACAAAAGGTCAAAGATATTGCTAATGCCGCATGGACACCCGAAGTTCGCCAAGCATACGAAACATTTAAGGCTGAACAAGCCCAAAGGATGAAACCATGAACTTAGCTGGTGCAGAACTGCAAGATGCCGATGGTAATGTGATGACGGATTCTGCGGAGTATGTAAGGACATTGCCGTGACAGAAGCTGAATTAAAACTCCTAAGCCACGAAGAAGTCTGTAAGGTTCGATACGAACAGATACACGCTAGACTAAAGAGACTAGAACAGATTCTGATTGGTACCGCTGGTTTCATTATTATTACTTTATTAACAATAGTGCTTAAATGAGACCAATATCTGTTGGTAGAAACTTAGTAGCTAACACCAAGACTACTTTGTACACAGTTCCCATTCAGAATATCGGTAAGTGGAATCTGTTATATGCCGTAAACAACTCTGCTTCAGCAAAAACATTCAGTGCATGGTGGTATGACTACAGCACCAATACTGAGATTGCTATTGTGCAGGATTATCCATTAACTGCTAAATCGTTCTTAAAGATTGATGGCGGAGCATATACTTTGCTAGAAGAAAGAGATGAGATTCGAGTCCAGTCTGAAACTGGTTCAACCGCATCTGTTGTTGTTACGATAGAGCAAGAGTATACATCTGTTAAACAACACGGAGGTTAATAATGCCACTTGCTAAAGGTAAGTCCCAGAAGACAATCAGTAAGAATATCTCTAAACTGGTTAAAGAAGGTCGTCCTCAGAAGCAGGCTGTAGCCATCGCTTTATCAACCGCTAAAGTAGCTAAACCCAAGAAGAAAGGTAAGTAATATGCCAATGGTCAAAGACAAGAAGTTTCCTTACACAATGAAGGGTAAGAAAGAAGCAAAGACATACGCTAAGAAGACTGGTGCTAAAGTAAGCACTGCACCAAAGGCTAAACCTATGAAGAAGATGGGAGCTATGCGTGGCTACTAAGAAGGGCTTGTATTACAACATCGCCCAAAAGCGTAAGCGTATTGCTGCTGGCTCAGGCGAGAAAATGAGAAAAGTAGGCAGCAAAGGCGCTCCTACCGCTAAAGCCTTTATAGAGTCAGCTAAAACAGCTAAGAAGAAGAAATAATGCCTAAGAAGGAATACCAGAATCCTGAAGGTGGTTTAAACGCCAAAGGAAGGGCTTATTTCAAGCGAACTGAAGGAGCTAACCTAAAACCTCCAGTTTCGGCTAAAGCGGCTGCAAAGTCCCCTAAAGCAGCTAAAAGGCGTAAGTCTTTTTGTGCAAGGATGGGCGGTGTTAAAGGTCCCATGAAGGACGAAAAAGGTAGACCAACAAGAAAAGCATTAGCACTAAAGAAATGGGATTGCTAAATGGCAACTACAACATATTTACAAGCAGTCAATAGCGTTCTTCGTCGCTTACGAGAGAACGAAGTATCGACTGTTAATGAGACAGCTTATAGCAAGATGATTGGCGAATTAGTCAATGATGCTAAATCGTCTGTCGAAGCTGCTTATGGCTGGAATGCTCTGTCAGAAACTTTGACAGCAACCACTACTGTTGATATATTTAGTTATGTCTTAACTGGCTCTGGTGTGCGGTTTCGTGTCTTAAATGTCATTAACGACACCTCTGATACATTCTTACGATTAGCACCAGTGTCTTACATGACACAACAATTTTTACCTACGAGTCCACAAAAAGGCGCACCACAGTATTATAACTTTAATGGTCAAGATGCTAACGGAGACACTTTAGTTGATGTCTTTCCGATTCCTGATACTGCATATACCTTACGATTCAATGTTATATTGCCACAGCCAACACTAACATCTGACAATACGATTATTAAAGTACCTGCTGATATTGTTATTCTAAATGCCTATGCAAGAGCAGTAGTTGAGCGTGGCGAAGATGGCGGTCTTGCTTCTTCT